ATACGTGCGTTTCAAAGTAAAAGAAGAAATTGCCACTTCCAAGGGGGATGTTCAAGAAGCACAAAAATGGTACCAGGCAGCTCAGGATGCTGCTGAAAAGGCAAAAATAACCCCAAAACAATTAACTAAAGAAGATTTACAAGGAGGAATAACAAGTTTCTCTGAAATCTTTAAAGCTGTTGAACAGGCTGTTGATGTTATACCGATTTTGCCCCAATTTAAATATCGCCCAAATGACGCTTTAGATTTTGTAATTTGGTGCTATATAAATTATGCCAGAGACCTACAAGGATTACCTCAATGTTCTTATGAGGATGTTTATAGATTTTATGACAAAAAGAAGAAAGAATATCTTGACCAATATGGAGATCCTTATGGAATATTCGAAGAAGATCCAACCCCAAAAAACCGAGAAAACATAAAAAAATTTATAGTTCTCCCAAAAGATTACGACGAGGATGATAGCTGATGACCAAAGAACAAATTATAGCTATCCAAAACGACTCTGTTTTTGGGGGAAATCTTTATAAATATGTCGAGTTTTCCAGTTGGGTTAATTGGTATCCTGATTTATTTCTTGATATGATTACTCCAGAATCTGGAGGTATTAAATTACATGCAGATCAGAGAATTTATCTTCGCTCAATCATGCGATTTGCTAGCACTTATGGAGTATTCCCTAGAGGTTGGGGGAAAACTTTCGACGAAGTATTAGCAATGTATCTTGTAGGGATGCGTTTTCCTGATATTGAACTTGCGTTAACAGCTCAAACAAAAGAGAATGCGGCAGAACTTCTCAAAGATAAAACTTTAGAAATACTAAAATATTATCCTATGCTAGAAAATGAGCTAGAAGGTGGGTCAATAAAAACCGGAACAAGATTCTCAAAAAATGATGCAGAAATTCGTTTAAAATCAGGCGCAAAGATTGACGTACTTGCAAATGCACAAACCTCAAAAGGACAACGTAGAAAAAGAATTAATATCGAAGAGGCGGCTTTACTAAACGATGTTCTCTTCCAAGATTGTATTAAACCTATTCCAGAAGTACCGAGATATACTATAGGCAAACTCGGTGTTGTAGATCCTTGTGAATTAAACCAGCAAATCAATTTCTTCACTACTTCTGGTTTCCGAGGGAGTGATGAATTTCACCGTAGTATAAATATGCTAAAGAATATGATTGAATTGTCTGGTGAAATGGTTTTAGGGTCATCATGGTTTTTAGCCTGCTGGTACGGCAGAGGTTCAACTAAAAGTCAAATATTAAAAAAAAAGAAAGATATGTCACCTATCGCATTTGCTCAAAATTACGAATCACGTTGGGTAGGCTGTGCTGATGATGCTCTTGTAGACATAAATAAATTAATGAATTGCCGTTCTTTACCGATATCTCAATTCAAGTGCAATAACTTTGAAGAAGAGTTTTATCTCGGTGTCGATGTTGCCCGTTCTCAAAAATCAAGTAATAATCAATCATCTGTAGCAGTCGCTAAAGTTATTAGAACAAAAGATAAAACAAAAATTGTTTCTATAGATATTGTTAATATTATAAACATTCCGAATATCATGAATTTTACAGCTCAAGCATGTAAGATAAAAGAAATTCAAAAAATGTATAATGCCAAAGCAGTAATAATTGACGGTAACGGATTGGGAGCTGGTCTTGTCGATGAAGTTTTAAAAGAAAGTTTTTCTCCAATAACAAAAGAATCGCTAGGTTGTTGGGATACTATCAACGATGACAATATACCAGAAATTCAAGGTTCTCCTAAAATAGTATATAACTTAAAAGCGCAATCTGCCCAAAGCAAAATTGTTACAACTTTTATTGATATGGTCGATAGTGGAAAGTTACGTCTATTGGAAAAACGCCAAGATAACGACTTTACAGACAAGGAAAATGAAGATTTTTATAATAAAGTAGCACCATTCATTCAAACAGATTGTCTGTTCGAAGAAATTGCAAATTTAAAATTAAAACATCTTCCAAATGGTAATGTTACTTTGGAAAAAGTCGTAAAAAAAATGGACAAAGACCGTGTAAGTGCAACTATTTATGTACTTTGGTATATAAATGAATATTGTCGCGATTTATATAATAATTCTGATTACGATTTTGATTTTACAGATTAATTTTAAGAGAAGGAGGTACTAATAAATTGAATAAGAAAATGGAAACAGTTCAAGAACAGGATATATCAGAATTGCAATCAGATTATTCTAACAGCATAGAAATCAATTCATATCATGACGTTAGCATGTTTAATATGTATTCCGATATTTTTGATTATTATTCAGAGGAACAACTTCGCCAGTATATTTCCTCACCTATGTTTTACCATAAACAACTTATGCATGTATCAGAAAAACTTTATAATATAAATGGAATTTATGGGCAGACTGTTTCCAAAATGACTTCTGCTCCATCTCTTGATTTTGTCATTGTTCCAAGCGGAAGTAATATACAAGAAGCGAAAAAAAACATACAAAAAGCACACGATATTTTTAAATATAAAATCAATCACAAACTTACGAGTAGGGATGGGCTTTTTAATTCTTTACTTTATGGAGAATATGTTGCTATCTGGCGCGATACGAAAGCCCGCCGAGTAAACAGACCTGGAACATATGCTACAGGAAAGAAAATTGAAGGTGCTGGATATATAGATAATATGATGCTTCAGCCACTTGATTTGGAATATGTACGGTTTGAAGGATTTAGTAATGGTGACTACGTAGTTTCATTTGACATGGCATACTTTGACTTATTTAAAGGAAGTAATCTCGTCGGGGAAATACGCAATTATCCCAGAGAATTTCTTTTGGGCTATAATGCCTATAAAAAAGACGCAAATAAGCGTTGGATGCTGTTAGATCAAAAAACAACCTTTGCATACAAATTCCATGCTGCTGAAAACGAATCACATGGAAGAATGTTAGGGTTACAAGCCCTGTCCGATATTTTATTTTCTATGGATTATACAGCTTCTCAAAGAGGTAATATGTATGATAAAAGTTCAAGTGTACAATATATGGAATTACCACCGGGAGAACGTACTGGAAGTTGTTCTCTTAATATAGAACAGCAAAAGAACCAATATGAGGCATTTAAACGAGCCATAAATGCAAGTGAGTCAAATAAAAAAAACAAGGTAGGGCGTACAACAACTTTAAAATTGGCGCCAGGAACAAAGCTTGGGAA